GCACGTCGTAGTGCGACTTGGCCTCGTCAATGTCCGCGATCATGACGTTTGCGAGCAGCAAGTCGTCAATGGTGATCACGCGCTCGTTGTGAGCGATCGGCGTACCGGTGAGCTGGGTGCCCGGAGTGTGGTAAGCCGCCGAGATACGACCGGTGGCCGGGAACTGGGCCGACTTGCCGGAAGCGATTTCGCGGATCAGGTGCTTGTCCTGATACACGCAGTTCATGTTGAAGGCCGTGAGGACTTCGCCCGAAAAGATTTTCAGGTTGAGTGCGTCAACGTCACCGGCGAGGTTAACTTGGCCGATGCGAGAGACGGAAAGGTCTGCCATTGTAGTGTTTTCCTGTGTGCGATTGGAGGGATGATCGGTCCGACCAGAAGCGCCCCGCAGGAACACGAGATTGTCCGCTCAAGGCCCCCCTCGGGGAGCTGTTGGCGGGTCAAGGTTCTGTTTGGTGTTTCTTGGGAACCTGTAGGGGCCGAAGCCCCGAAGTCGCCGCCGAGTGGGCAGCACGACTATGGGTCCAATCATTCACAGGAGGAGGGGCGGCACTTGCTATGCAGAGGTGCCGTCCGTGTCAGTTATGGCGCGGTCATCGCCATGAGTTGGGCGTCCGTGGGCATGAAGTTTGGCGTGAAAGCCGAACGTTCAACGCACCCATGGATCGCCATCGCGCCTGCTCCGTTTGAGCCGACGACGAAGTGGGTCCCGTTAGGGGTGAGCGAGGTGCTCGTGGTGACAGGCGTGTTGCCGTTCACCGAGAACTTGGCGAGGCCAGCTCCGTTGGTGAAGCCGGCCACCTTGTTGAGGGACATGTCAGTTTTGAACTGGCCGGTGGGCGAGGATACGCCGCCGTACTGGATTGCTCCGTTGGCCACCGAGTTGACCTGAAACGACCCGTCGCTAACGTAGAGGCCACCTTGACTGGCACCACCGGGGCGACCGACGCGGCCCTGCCAGAACCAAGCGAAGGGCTGGGTGATCAGGGTAAAGAGGGGACTTCCGTCAGTGTTCAGTGCCCACGGGGTCGAGCGACTGACCGAGCCGACAGCGGTGCCGGCGCTTCGGACCAGATAGCCGTAGGGGGCGAGCTGGCCGTTCATGGCGCTGTTGACCATGCTGAAGTCCACGGCGAAGCTATCGCCGGAGTTCGCGATCCTGAACGATATGGATGGGTTCGTGACTGCGAGCTGGACGATGAACGGGCGGGTCCAAGCGTTGGTGACGGGGACCACGGTCCAAGTGGCTTCGTTGTCGACCGAGAACTCAAGGGTTCCCGAGCCTGACAGCCGCTTGACGTAGGCCGACATGACGCGATCAGCCACCGTGGAGGTGATGGCCTGCTTGACGATGCCATTGGCCGCTGTGGCGGTGATGCTCGATGCCGTGTTGGCAGCGCCGTCCACACCGACTTGGTTCTTCAGTGCGGTGACGTTCGTCTTCGTCCAAACAGCGTTGGATAGGTCGGCTCCCCAAAGGCCAAGGACGGTCCCCGAGGGGTACAGCCAAATGCCTGCGTCAGAGCGCCTAATGCCCGCCGAGGGGCAAGCCACAACGCCGCCTGCTTTCGTGGGAACGAAGACAGCTTGGAAGTTGCCGCTGTCCCGGAGGAAGCGACCGTCGAGCGTGTTGTTCCCGATGGGCTGGGTGCCGCCCTTGTAGGTGTTGTTGGCGAAGTCCAGGTCGTACTGGAACAGGGAGAGAGGATCGATTGCGGCGCTTGCCGAAGACAGCATGACGCTGTTGAAGACGCCGCCGAGAACGGTCTTAGTGACGGCTCGGACGTGAGCCATCAGACGTAGAGGTTGACCGTGACGGTGCCTGACGTGTAGCCGCCGGTCTTGACGCCGACGCGGAAGTTCCAGCCGGAGCCGGCACGTCCAGTCTTCTCGGCAGGGGCGGTGTAGCTGTCCACGTCAGCCCATGTGATGCCGTCTTTCGACCGCTGCACGACGACTGTGGCCACGAAGGTGCCGGAGATGCTGATGTCGAACTCGTCGCCGGGCTGAATGAAGACGGCGGGAGTGAAGGTGTTCTGTGCGGTGATGTCCATTATTTTGCCTTGTGTGTGAACGCCTCGTAGAAGGCGATAAGGCGCTTTCCGCAGGCCACCTTTTGGGCCTCGGAGAGCTTCAAGGACGAGACCAGTTCAAGCACCTGTTTCTTGGTCATGGCTCCCTTCTTGGGGGCCGCGACGATCTGATCGAAGCAGACGCGAACGTCGGCGGGGATCGGGGGAAGGGTAATCGGCTGGAGCTTAGTTCCAGAGGTTGCGCAGGCGCTCAACGTCAGCGCCACTAAGGCACTCGCGCAGACCGTCCGAGATGCTTTCCGCATAGTCATGCAGCGCGTCTTTCCGTTTCTGGAGTTCGGTGAAGGCGATGGCGTCGGCAGCGGCTTTCTGCTGGTCGGCCAATAGGGCCGCGTCAGTCAGCTTTCGGGCAGCTTCAGAGGCAGCGAGGTTCGCCTGAAGGGTCTCGATTTGGTGCTGCTGGTTGGCCGCGTCTTTGCCGGCCTCGTACAGGCGCCAGCCGGTGAACGACAGGGCAGCAAGCACGAGAGCGAACAGGACGACCTTCCAGTTAGCCTTGGCCCACAGGAGGGCCGACAGAAGGGCTCCCATAAGGGTCTCCGTTCGTGTTGAAGAAGTTCAGGAAGCGGCGGTAATCCATGTGCCCCACGCCGACGTAAGCCCCGTAGAGGGAGCCGATCAGTGCGAGGGAGGACGCCACGGCGGCGGTGCCTTGGTTGGTGTAGAGGCTGTAGAAAGCGAGCCCCCAAGCGAGGCCGGTATTGCCCAGCAGGAACAGCTTAGAGGTGCGCCTGCTGGACTTGGTGATCTTCACTGACCGTACCCGGCAGAGCGCAGGGCCTTCTCGAACGTGAGCCCGAGCTGGCCGATCTGTGCAGCCTTGTCGGTGCCGTTGATGATGCGGCGGGCATTGGTGAACTCGCGGAGGTCTTCCACGTCGTTCTCGTCAATGCCGTCCATGTAGTCGGCGAGCTTCTTGCCGGTGAACCAGCCCTGCTCCATGCCGATGAAAAGAATTGGAACGGCGTACTTCGTGTCCATGACTGCATCAGGGTTTTTCACGAAGTCGACCCCGAGGGCCTGTGACGCCTTGCGGTAGTTGTAGTCCCACGTCAGCTGGACGTAGCCTCGCCCGTAGAAGGGCCAGTAGCGGAGATTAGCTTTGCGCCATGCTTCAGCGTTCTTGACCCAATTGGCTTCCCTTACAGGCTGCATCGTGTGGCCGGTTTCCCAGTACGTCGTTGCGAGCATGTAGGCGAGGCGGTCGAGGGGGGTCTTTCGACGTGCCCCCTCGGCCAGTATCAGATTGAAGCCTTCGACCTGGGGGGTCGTTAGGCCGAACGCTGAACGCACCACGGCAAAGAATGCGGTGGGGTTCATGGTTTCCTTTAGATGCTAGAGCGGGCGAGCTTCTGCTTGACTGCTTCGCGGAACGCCGGGTCCTTTTGGTACTCGGGCTTCGCCTGATCAGCGAGCATCTGCGCAAGGCTCGTGTAGACATCGCCACCAGCCTGCGGCGCGTTCGCCGGGTTGAGCAGCTTTGCCGGTGAGCCCTTCGCCTTCACGTAGTCGGCCTTCAGTGCCTTGATGGCCTGTTCGGCGCGGTTCTTGTCGCCAGAGTTCACGGCGTCGTTGAACACCTTGACCTTCGCAGCGTCATAACCCTGCGCGGCCCATGCGGTCATCTTGCCGAGTTCATCAGCACCACCAGCGGCGGCGTGAGCTGCCGAGACGTAGGCATCCGCCTTCGACTTGCGGTACTCGATGAAGTCGTCAACCGTTTCCTTGGGGAAGCCGGCCTTGTCGAGCTTCTCATACGAGGCGTCCGACAGCTTGCCGTCCGCGTCGAACTCGGCCTGAAGGGCGTCCATGCCAATGCCAGCGGCATCAGCGGCGGCCTTTGCGGCCTTCTGGTCTGCGTCTTCTTCCTGCTCGGCTTCGGTGACAGCTTCGGCCTCGGGAGCCGCGCTTTCTTCCGCATTAGCGGCCTCCTTCGGGGCTCCTACCTTCTTCTCCAGTTCGCCATACGACTGGAGGAGGGCTTCGGTACGGATCGACTTGGTGTCGGCGTCCCAAAACTTTTCAGGAATGTGGGCCGGACGGGCGTCCTGTACCGGAGCTTCCGCGCCAGTCGGCTCGGAGGTGATGTTCAGTTCGACAGCGCCACCCATTAGGCGATCCGCGTCTTGACGGTCACGCCGAAAGCGGACTTCGTGACGATGTAGGTAGCACCGCCTTCAACGACGATTTCCTGATCGTGAGCGATGTTCTCTTTCAGTTCGGCGAGGGCCTTTTCGTCCTCGGTCTTGCTGCGATTTCCGGTGTTGATTTTGGTCATGCTGTCGGTGTCTCCATTGACTTTTGGGCCATGCCGCCAAGCTGGTTCACAGCGTTGGGGCCGAGGCGATCCACGAGCTGCTGCATCATCTGCTGCTGCTGCGCGGCTTGAGCTTCTTCAGCCGTCATGATCAGGCCGGCGGTCTCGACGTTCAGGCTGTTCGCCACACGTTGAGCAAAGCCGTCCCACTTGATGGTCTGGACTGCTGGGGTTTCCTGAATGATCGCCTTGAACTGGATGAGGTTGGATAGGTCGTTGCCACGTCCAAGCGCGTCCATGCCGGTGACCACCTTCGGGAAGACGATCCCGTGTGGCAGCTCCGGGAGGGAGCCACGGCGTTCAAGAGCTTTGATCAGTACGGTAGCGAGCGGGAGCTGAAGGTCCACCGCTTGGACGGAGTAGGTGCCGCCGAGGGTGTCTTCGAGTTCGCGGGCCATGTAGCGGATTTCCTCCGCCGTGACGCGCTCACCCGGTCGCTGGATTGCGGTGTTGAGTAGGAAGGCGAACGCCATGCGCTGTTCGAGCGTGGTGATCATTTCCTTGGCTACGCGGAAGTCGTTGTAGCGTTCGATCTGGAGGAACGTCACGTCCTCGGCATTGCCTGCTATAGGCTCGCCGTTGGCGGCGGTCATCAGATCACGAACCGACGTGGAACCGTTCGGGTTCACCATCGGGATCACGCGAGACGAGATAGCGACGAACTCACGGATCGACTTGGAGAGGCTTTCGAGGTGGAGGAGGTCCCCCAAGTATTCCTCGACTAGGCCGCGACCGTAGTCTTCGCCGTCGACCTTGTTGTACCGAAGGGCCAGGAAGGGCAGCTCCTCGCGGAGATATGTGCCTTCAGAGCCGGGAACAACGATGCCTTCGATTTCCTGATAGACCTGATACTGGCCTTCGTCGTTCAGCACGATATGCGTGAACAGGAAGAAAGGCTTGTCGGACGGTGAGGTCTGGACCCCGTTCTCAAGCGGAGCTGCCGGGGGCAGGGCTTGGGTCGGGATTTGCGCCTTCACGTCTGCGGGGATCGCAGCGAGCGCGATGCTCTCTTTGATCACGCCTTCCAGCAGGTTGCCTGCTGGGTCCCTTTTGACCACGTACTTGTCCATACGGTAGACGCGGCAGCGGCCTTCCTCGGTGATGTAGAGGAGGACATTTCCGCTGACCACGAGGAGCCGGAGGGCTTCGTAGAGGTCGGAGCGAAGGGCACGTCCTTCCACGTCAGTCATGACGCGGCGAACGAACTGGCCGAAGGCTTTGTCAACCTCGTCCTTTGCGCCTTCTTGGCCGGAGATTTCGGCCGCCGTCATGTCGTCCACTTCCATCTTGAAGAAGGGGGCGTTAGGCGGGAAAAGGGCGAGCAGCATCTTGGCTGCTACGTTGTTGATGCCACGAGCCCCGAGGCTCTGTTCTGGCGTAGTGAAACTTGTGGAACCGTTGGCTCCCTCATCGGGGAGGAGCGTCGGGATGGTGAGCTTGGCACAGACCCGTGCCCGGTCCAGATACGCCTTGCGCTGGCTCTCAAGGATGCCAAAGCGCGATGCTGCCGCGCCTGCCATTAAGGGTTAGACGTTAACCCCGGAGGCGGGACCGCCAGAGGCGAGGTCAATGCGGAGGGACGAACGGCCCTTGCGCTTAACGTCGGTGGCGTCGGTGTTGATCGGCACGGGATCGGGAGCCTTTTCAGGCGCGTCGGTAGGCTTGGGGACGATGTTCGCCACCTTGTCGACTTTAGGGGTTACGCACATAAACGGTGTTTTCCTGTCGTTGGAGTTCGAGCCGAAGGCGACGGACTAGCCGCCGCTCTCCAGATTTCATCCAAATCTCCCGTTCAGCGTCCTTGGGATCGGGGCACTTCTCGGGATACAGGCGGTCCAGCCAGTCGATCACGTCTGCGGGGATTGGCGGAACTTGCTGTTCTTGGCTCATGAATTGTTCCTGAAGGGAGTGGTATTCAGAAGGGACCCGTGAGGGCGTTTCTGACCTTTGCCTCAAGCTCGGCAAGAGACCCGTCGTTGACGATTTCCTCGTCAAACTCTCGGCCCTCCAACAGGCCCTCGGAAGGGTGCCCATTGGTCGGCTCTTGGCCCGGTCGGTAGATGCGCCAGACTTGGCCACCTTCCTCCCGGATCGCGTCGTACTCGTTCGGGAACCGAAGGTCGTCAATCACCAGCATGTCAGGGCGTCGGTCGTTGAGGACCGCCTTGACCCACAGGTCCCTTGAGACCAACTCTCGGCCCCACTCGGTGCCTATCGTCTGCTGAAGGTAGCGGGAGGTCCTGCCATCGAGGGCGGGGATCGGGGTTTCCTTTCCCTTCCCGTCGAGGACGAAGTGTTCCACCTCCTCCGAGGCGAACCCGAAGGAGACCAATATTGCCCTGACCATGCCCTTGATGGCGTCGGAGAAGCCCTTGCGAACGAACCCGTGGCGGATCAATTCGCTGGCTACCGTGCTCTTTCCCG